ATCTCGGGCGTCACCGCCGAGCGCGACGACCTCCGTTCCACTGTCGAGAAACTCACCGTGGGCGCCGCCTCCGAGCTCGAGTCCCTCAAGGTCGAAGCCGCGTCCAAGGACGCCAAGCTCGCCGAACTGACCGCCGCTCTCGAAGTGGCCGTCAAGGAAGTCGAAGGCTTCAAGGCGATGGTCGCCTCGCTCGAAGCCAGCAAGGTCAACGCCTCCAAGGAAGCCGCCAAGATCGTGGCCTCCGTCGGCGTCTCCCCGGTCGAACTCAGCCCTGCGGACAGCAAGCCCAGCGCCGAAGCCGTGGATCACCTCGCCACCTTCCTCTCCCTCCCCGTCGGCAGCAAGGAGCGTAACGCTTACTTCGCCGAACACCGCAACGCCATCGTCAAGGCGTGCATCTAATTTTCACCCTCACCCTCACATACTAACACATCATGGCTAACTCCATTGCTAACGCTCCGGCTATCCTCGCGGAAGCCGTCATCGCTTCCCTCAAGGGCAAGCTCCCCGCGCTCCGCGCCTTCTCCAGCGTCTTCACCGCCGCTGAGTCGGGTGCCGGTTCCACTGTCCAAGTTCCGCTGATCGGCACCTCCGTTGCGACGGAGTTCTCGACTGGTGGCTACCTCACGCAGGACGACGCAACTATCACCAGCGCTTCTGTGGTTTTGAAACATTTTAAAGTTTCTTCCCGCTTCTCGCCTCTGAACGTCAAGTCCTACGGCGCTCAGTTCCTGGCTAACGCCTTCGTCCCGACGGCCTCCAACGCCCTCGCCGAAAAGTGCCTCGCTGAAGTCGGCGCCCTCATCACGAACGCCAACTACTCGTCCAACGTGGACACTGGCGCTGCCCTGACCTACGCCGAAGTCGTCACCGCCAAGGGTGTCCTCGACGCCGCCAAGGCCGCTGAACCCCGCGCGTTCATCCTGAACTCGACCTACGCTAACGGCCTGCTCGGCGACGCGACCATCATCGGCAACTCCGTCCTCGGTGCCGGCATCCTGACCTCCGGCCAGATCGGCACCCTCGCTGGCGCCGCTGTCTACCAGTGGTCCAGCCTCCCGACGAACAGCGAAAACCTCGCTGGCTTCGCCTGCGGCGCTGACGCCATCGCCGTGGCCTCGGCCCTCCCGATGTCCGAAATCCCGGGCTTTGAAGTCGCCAACGCTGTCGACGCCGACACCGGCCTCGGCGTCCAGATCCTCATGGGTCAGGAGCAGAGCGGCTACTACAACGTCACCGCCACGCTGCTCTTCGGTGCCGCTGTCGGTCGCGCGACCTCCCTGCACCGCCTCAAGACCGCCTAATAGCGGTCAAGAGACGACAGACAAGGCCCCCAGCAATGGGGGTCTTTTTTTGTGCCCTCCCAAAGCGGGCAATTACAGATGAGCCTTTACGGAGACGAGCTGCTTAACGATGCGAAGGAGATGATCGCGGACTTCGGCGTGGCCGGGTCGGCCAACTCTGGGGCCATCACCTTCTCCTGCCTCATCTCCGACCCTGCGGTCGCCACGGTGCTCGAAGCAGGGGGGTATATGGAGCGGACCCAGTACTCGGTCAGGCTCCCCGCTGCAACGGCCTCCTGGACGAAGCCAGACGGGTCTATGGGGGCATCGGCTGCCATCATCGCCTCGGGTGCCGTCATCCCGTCCCTCGCCCAGGGCAAGAAGATCGTGGCCGGCGGTAAGACCGTCCGCATCACGACCCAGACCTACAAGCCCGGGTCGGCATGGGTCACCCTCCTCGTCATCGACGACAACCAGTAACCCGCCGTGGTTAAGGTTGAAATCGTCCCCAAGTCCTACGCCGAGTTTAAGACGACGCTAGAGGCTATTGCCAAAATGATGGGCGTGGCCGAGAAGGACGTGGCTAAGAAACAAGCTGCGCTCATCTGCGAGGACATGGCTCGCTTTACACCGCCCTTGGTCAAGGGTGGCGGTCAAGGTCTGTCCAAAGCCGCCCAGACAGCTGGGGACGGCGCCGTGGCAGGGGACATCCGCAAGATGTTCGTGGCAGTAGGCGACCGCAACATCTCCAGCCAGAAGGCCATCGTGTTCCGCACGCTTGCCCACGCTACCCAGACCAACAACCGCTCCATGTTCGACAAGGTCGTGCGACGCTCCAGCCTGGAGTCCCTTCGCATCTCGCCGATCATGACCAAAATCCTGAACGACCCGAACTATGACCGGGCGTTCCTGAAGGCCCGCAACTACCTAAACCGCGTCCCCCTAAAGGTCAACGAGTATGGCCTTGAGTATGCGACCGACCTTCGCGCCCACCACAACCGTATCAAGGCCAAGTTTGGCGGACGCATGAAGCGAGGCCAGCGCCTTGGCGAACCGCGTCTCTTGGTCGAAAGCAAGAAAGACTTGGACGACTACATCAAGGAGCGACAGGTCGCGGTCGGTAAGACGAAGGCGGCTTGGCTGCGGGCGCTGATGGGGTTGCCTATGCCGTCCGGCAAGAACGGCCCAATCAACTACGGGGCCGACTTACGCAAGGCTAGCTACATCGCCCGACACGCCGGGGCCGGCGGTTACTCTCGCGCAATTGAAACTGCCAAGGACTACATGATCACCATCGGCAACCTGATGGGTAACGTGAACGCCATCGCAGACGAGGCCAACACGATGGCCTTGGCCCTTGGCAATCGTGACCGCCAAATGAAGGCCGACATGGAGCAGTATGTTGAGCGCACCATACGGCGCATCAAGGCAGGCCGCAGGAGTTAAGCCTTGTCGCCCCGAACCCGGACGAACACCGGGTGACGCAATGAGCCCTTCGGGGTCTTCATCTGGAAGTCCACCTCGGCGACCTTGCCGATGAGCTGAGAGCGATTAGCCAGGAGTTCGCGGCGGGTGGCCTCGTCCATGCCCGTGCCGACGCTGACATCACGGCGACCGCAGCGCACGACGATGTGACCAGCCATGCCGGCGCACTTGCCCGAACCTTCGACGATGTCCACGATCTGGCCGTCCGTGGTGTCGCAGTCCTTGACCTTGAGCCAAGCCCTGGAGCGGACGCCATGGCGGTAGGTGGCGGTCGTGTCCTTGACCATGGCACCCTCGAAGCCCTCGGCGGTAAAGCGGAGGAAGGCTTCCTCGGGGGTGCAGGAGACGCTCGGGATGAGCAGGAGGGAGGAAGGGTAGGACTGATTGAACAAAGCCTCCAGAGAGGCACGGCGGGTGCTGTAATCGCCATCGCAGGAGGGTATGTCGAACAGCCAGACGCGGGCATCGTCGGCAGGGGCTTCGGAGCGGAGGTCGCCGACAGAGGTGAAGAACGACTGCCCGGACACGGCCTCGCCGTCGAGCGTCCAAAGGCCAGCACGATCAGCGAGCAGTTCGAGCACCTCGCCAGCCAAGTGGTCGAGGGATGGCATCGGGTTGCCGTTGCGCGTGGCGAAGGAGACGCGGCGGGTGTCGAGGTCGGCGGTGATGATGACGCGAAGTCCATCGACCTTGGGCTCGCAGACGTAAGAGGCCGGCAGTTCGCCGTCGTAGAGGCGGGCCAGCATAGCCGTGCTACGGGCCTTTACGGCGCGGGGCTTAGGGATATGGGGCACGGCCTTCTCGAACATGGCGAAGAAGTCGGCAAGGGCTTGGTCCTGTTGGCAGATCATCGGTGAGCAGGGCAAGTAGACCACCCCCACCCCCGTCCGTCAAGCCCCTTTCCCTACCAATCAGGGCAAAGGAAATGGGCACCAAGAGCATCCGGCACATCGTCGAAGCCACTGTCGCGACCTACCTCTCGACCCAGACTGGCCTGACCACCGTCACCTTCCTGACCGGGGACAGCGCCGCGACCCAGACCCTGCCCAAGGCCGTGGTCCTCTGCGACTCGGCCCGCAACCCTGCCGACCTCCCCGAAGGCGCTGGCAACTACTCTTGCTCGGTCCGCATCACCCTTTTCTCCAACGCGGACGACACGACCCTCGCCGATCACCGTGCCCGTTGTGCCGCCCTGTCCGGCAATATGCGTGACCTGACCAGCATCAAGGCGGCCTTCGTGACCAGCACCGACGCGACCTGCTATGACGTCACGATCGGCTCCGAAGACGAGGGT